GCTAATTGTAAATGAAAAGAAGTCCATCCTAAATGCCTGTTTTCATCTGTGTAATCAAAATCAGCGTTTACATCTGGTTTAATAAATGATTTAACATCTACATAACCAATATTATTAACTCCATCATCAGTAAAATCTATTTCAATAGTTCCAACCTCTATAAGTGGCTTTGAATCATCTGTGTTATATGGGTGACCTTCTCTAGCCCCTACAAAAACTTTAGCTAAACCTAAATAGTTCCTATAAAACTTTATAGCTGTTCCTGTTGTTGAAGTAACACCTGTAGAAATAGCAACATCTAAAACAATATCTAAACCGTCTATTGATTTTATTTGAAAATTACCACCATCTAAATCTTCTATACCAGTTCCATCTATAGTAGCAAAATCTAAAACTTGAAACTCATCATTAACAGACAAACTAACTACAGTACCTTGTAACCCTGAGTTATAAGTTACATTTGTTATTGTAAATGTGGTGTCAATTTTATTTATAGGGAAAAGATTACTATCTAATTCATATCTAAGCGGTAATTCTGAACTGTTCCACTTGCTTAAGAATCCGTTTGATAGTGTTTTTTCTGGGCGTGTTACGACTGAAATAGGCATAACACAAATATAATCATTTATTATCTTTGAAAGTTTTGAAGCTAGTTCTTATGTTATTCAGTATGCTTTCTCCTACTGCTTCTTTGGTATTCTTTATTATCTCGTCACTAGGAATAGATAAAAGTCCCTTTGTGCCTTCGTAACCGTTTTTATTAATGTTTGTGTAAACAGCCCAAGGATTAAGGTTTAAACCCCTATCTAGTACCCATTGTTCTATCTGTTCAAAAAATCCATTACCTCCACTCCCTCCTTCTGGTGTTGGTTTCCTTCCATCTTCTAAAGCTGTAATGTGTTCGTCACCTGTAAATATTAAAGTATTAGTGTCTTTTACGGTGTACTTAATAGATTGAGCAGTTTGACCGCTTACTACCCTGTTATTATCTTGTAGTGATTTTCGGTATAATTGGACTCCCTGCTCTCCCTGTTTGGTTAATATGTCTTCTAATCGTTGCAATCTATTATTTCAGTTTGTGTATTACAGAATATATCACAATAAGTGTTTTGATCTCCAATACTTAAATTAATAGTTAACCCTTTGCCTAAACCAATATAAGAACCATCTCTAAAAAATTCAGACATAGTAAAACCGTTAACAGTTACATCAACATTTCTTTTAACGAACCATAAAAAATCTTTAGCTAATTTATCAGCTTGTATTTCTGCTTTTTGTTTCTGTTCTGCTGATGGGTCTCTTTCTACATTAGCAACAAACACAAAAGAAGCATCATAAGTAATTAAGTTTCTTTGAGCATCGTTTAAATCTCCTGTTTCAGATAGACTAACTAAACCAACAAAAGGAGGTTTATTCTTCATAGCCCACTTTTGAAGCCTTGTAGGTGTTTCTTTTACATAGTCAATATGTAATTGTTTAGCTGAAACTTCAAACAGCTTTAAAATATACTCTAATGATGTTAAATTACTCATTATCTCTTAGTTTTTAGGCTTCTGTAGATGTCTTCACACCTATTAAGCTCACTCTTATATTCTTCCCACGCATAAACAAACCCGATACTAAACTCCATAACCTTGAGGGAATTGATAATATTTCCTTCGGATAACGAATGTATGTTGCTAAAACTACCCCACTTGTTAGAAAGATCGTCATAACGTGCTTGATAATACGCGTCATCAGGCTTTTTATTAACCATGTTTTCTGCGTGTTCTCGCTCAATTCGTTCAATTTGCTCAAAAAAAAACAACCTAAAGTATAAGCTTCATCTGTTGGCATAGTTTCTAACACTTCGTTAAAGACTTCTTCATAGTCTTCTGTATCGTAAACAAGATCTAAACCACAAACAGCGATACAAGTAGCTATAACTTCTAGTTTATCCTTTGTTTTAGACTCATCAGACAACGAACTAACAGCGTTTAATATATTATAGTACCTACCAGCTTTAATCTCTCTGAACTCCTTATTTATCCTGTAATACTTACCAGTTGACAACCTTTTTATATCGGTAGGTAATTTACATTTAGGTTCTTCGCTAATAAAGTTTAATTGACCGTTTAAACGTTGAAATAACTCTGGTTTATGAGGTTTTAACCACCATTCAAGATCTAAACCAGTAAAAAGAGAATAAATACGCTCGTTTTTATTTGGCTTATCATCTTCTAATATCTGATTATATTCAATGAAAGTTTTAAACGGGTAATCATTCCATGAATCACCAACAGAAAAAGACTCCTGTTTATTTCCAAACCATATTTTTAAAGGATTAAGCATTTACTTAGTTTCAATACTCTCTTTTAATTCTGCTTTGTTTTTAGGTTTCCTCCCTCTTTTAGGTTTTTCAGTTTCTTGAACTAATTCAGCAACACCTTTATCAATTAACCTTTCAGCATTTTGTTTAGTGGTTAACATTTCACCGCTATAGGTCAAATACTTATTTATAAACTTAATTTTCACTTTTTCCATACTGCAATTTAACTATAAAATTGTTAATATGTTCTAAGTTGTCAAGCCTAGCTTCTGAAACGTGTCTAACTAAATAATAATTACTAAGCTGTTTAATCCTTTTAGATTGAATTATTAAAGTAGTACCGCAATCTGTTTTTTCTATGTATATTTTGTTTCTTTTATATTTTCCAACCTTATAAAATATATTGTTAAAAGGTGAATCTTGATAAAAGTTAAAATAGTTTCTAGCTTCTTCTAGTTTCTTAACATATCTTTTTTGACTGTAAGCAAACGACAAGCTAATTAATAACGCGAATGTTAAAATAGTTTTTTTCATGTGTTAACATATCCAACTATTAAGCCAATTAGTAAAAAATGAAACTACCTCTATCTGATACTATCATAATGTTATTCGCTTTTTCTGAAATATAGATAATATCACCGCTTTTTGTCTTATAAATAAGATATTCAAAACCGTTTAATTCTTTAACCTGATAAAAAGTTAAAGACATCGTTGTATAAGTTTCTGTACTTTCTCCTTTGCCACCATACATAATATATTTATCTGAAAAGTAAAACGAAAATTTTAACATTTCTTTTTTTGTTGTTGATGTTACTGTTCTTAGTGAATCTGTGTTAATAAACTTGATTTGTGAAAATGATACTAATGAAACTATTAAAAGTGCTAGTGTTAAAATTGTTTTTTTCATGGTTATTTATTTAAAATTCTTTGTATTAAGTTTCTGTTTTTTAGTTTTTTAATGTCTTCTTTTAGTATTTCTACATAATGAGAAGAAGCTTTTAATTTGTTTTCAATTACTTCTAGCTGTTTGCTTTCTATTCTGTCCAATGCTTCTTGGCAGAAATAAATCTGTTTATCTAAAAAAGAACCTCCTCTACACGTTTTAACTATCTCATAGTGTTCAATCATTGAATTATCTTTTGAGTGAATAAAAGCAGTGTAAAACATCTCACATTTATCATAATATTCTTTTTCTTCTCTCGTTATTTCTACTTTTAGATCTTTTTTATTCATTATCCAAATGTTTTATTTAATGGTTCTAAAATGTCTTTTTCTATTATCTCTCCAAAAGTTTCTTCTACAACTTCCAATTCTTTAGGTAAAGCGTTTTCTGTGTAAACATTACCATCATTCATCATAGCTGATATTTTATGGTAAGTAGTTAAGCCTGATTTTGTGCTTTTTGTTTCGATAATATCATATCTTAACTCTTGTTGCTCTGGTGTTAAACAAGAATATAAAGCAGATGTTTTTTTTACTGTGTATTTCATGATCTAATTTTTTCTAATCTGTTTGATGTGGAATCATTTATAAAACCTTTATCTAAAGGTCTGTTTTTAATATGTTTTTTACTTAATACAGAAGAAAAAGTTACCTGTTTTTTCTCTAGGTACTTATAAATAAACCCGTTATAATATTCCTCTATTAACTTACATTCATAAATAAATTCATCATTAATAAACGTTTCTTTTAGTACTTCTGCATAACAGTAAAGACCTTTTTTGTCTTCAATTTCTTTTGTTAAGCTGTTTAAATAAACTTTTACAATTTTCATATCTCGTTCTTTTATATTATTAAGCTACTTTTCTAATTGTGTTACCTTCAACAACAAACTCACCTCCTGTTGTTCTAGCCATAAATACAGCCATAGCTTCTGTTAAATTTGCCATTTTAGGATCAACAAACCATAACCCTTTTTGACCTTGTTCTGTTGTGTGTTTTTTGATTAAGTTTTTCATATCTCGTTGTTTTGTGATACAATACTAATACCATAATTTTATAAAAACAAGATACGACCTAAAAAAAATAAAAAAAAGAGCCGAATAATATAATTAAACGGCTCAAACCAACTAAAACAAATTAATTACCTCTCTTGTATTCTAAAGAAACTACCTGTCTCTAAAGTTACATTATTGTTACCACTGTTGTTTCTTACTTGTAGTTTTAAGAAGTCGTTTCTATCTAAAGTACCTCCATAAACAACATTAAAGAAAGCAACATCTCTACCTCCTACTAAAGAGTTTATAGGTCTTGTTGTAATAGTATAATCTAAAGGAGTAAAAGAGCTTGTCGCATCATCATATTTCATAAATCTAATACTTAATTCGTTGTTGCTTGTTCCCTCAATAGTTAAACTAGCTGTAAATTCAAACTCTCTAGGAGAAATACCATCATGAGTAAGTTCACCATCTGCATTCCCTGTAAAGTGTTCTGCCCCTGTAGTTAAGAAGATACCCTCTAAATCGTACCAAGTAGAACCAGCACCTATAACAGTTAATTCTTCACTAGTAACGCTAGAACTAGCACCGACATAAGTGTTATTTAAACCTACATTATCTTTCCAATAACTACATAAATCAGATTCTGAAACATTAGGCATTATGTTTGTGTCCTCTGGATTCAAAGTACTGCCCCTTGTTAATATCATTTCCTCAAGCTGTAAAGTAGAAGGATTAGGGAAATTAGAAGGTGTAAAATCTAGTAAAGGTTGTAAATCTCCTAAATCTACGTTTGCATCTGTAGCAAATCTACTTTGCATAGTGAACCCTACACCAGCCTTAAACAGTGGTTCTGTTGTGGTGTCGCTCATGTTTCTAACAATGGAAGTAACAACCCTGTAACCACCTAACCAAGTCCCTGAAAGAGTTAAGCTAGGTGACCCGCCAAAGCGACCCGTTCCATTTTCTAATCCTTGTCTGTATCCGTTAATTTCACCTAAAGAAGTACAGTCGTTAAAATTAATCCTAGCAAACTCAAAAGCATTAAACCCGTTAACATCTGTTAAGTCATAAACTTGACTATTTGCCCCTGTTACCTCAATTTTATAATCTTTGCCTATTACGTTACCGCTACCACCAACATCAGAAACAAACATAGTATAGTTATCCTCACTACTTACAAGCCCCGATAAATCAAAGTTATAACCTGTTAAATTTATACCTGTTGATGGTACTGTTATTTGAGTAGTCCCTGTATCAATAATACCGTCAATAAAGTATTCTTTAGTTGAGTCTATAGTACCACCTAATGTACTAGCAAAGTTTGTTTGATTAACTATAACCCTTTCAGCTAGTCCGCCAGTAGAACCATTCTCATCTAAAAAAAAAATCGCTTGTAAAGCGTCTCTTAATTCAGTTGCTGTTGTGCTACCTGCTCCAACGCCTAATATATTGTCTGTATCTAAATAAACTGTTGCATTAGTAAACTTTGCTGAATTACTCCGAATCTCTAAAGCGTTATTCTCTGTTATATCTGGTATTATTAACTCAACATCATTCTTACCTGCTGTGTATTGAATATCATTAAAATTAATATTAAAACTTTTACCGTTATCTATAAATTCAAATGTTATAGCCATTTATTATTTATTTTAGTTGATTTATCATAAAAAAAAGCAGTTCAAACAGCATATAAACACCGTTCAAACTGCCTTAATAAATATTAAAAAGAGGTTTTTACACCTCCTTTAATTATGGTTTTGTGATTGCTCCGATAGCAGTAGCAACATCTGAACACTTCATAAACGCATTAGCGTTGTTATTCTCAACTAAGAATTGAAGTTTAGCTGTAACCATCATTGTAACATACTCATCAACAAAGTTAGTTCCGTTAGAATCTGACATTGTTAAATTGATAGAAGTTCTATCTAAGATGTTTCCTTTAGTAGTATCCATTACATAAAGATTATTAGCAGCAACATCAACCAAAGGAATAACAAGAATATCACCAACAAAAGTATTACCTCCTACTTTTGAAATTCTAGGATCTAGGTAATTTCCGTTTGCGTCTTTTGCAGATTCTACTTGTACGAACCAATCCATTTTGTTAACTAATGCAACATTAGATTTGAAGCTACCTAATTTACCTAATACATCAATTTGAGTAGCCATACCCAAAATCAAATCAGCCATGTTAGCGTCTGGTATATTAGCTCCAATAGGTGCATCTACGTTAGCTGGATCAAATTCAGAAGATACATTATCAATAGAGTTTGTTGATGTAGTAGAATTAGTTCCTAACAACAAATCAGTATCAATTTTAAAAGCAATAGAATCATTTAAAATAGTTCTATATCTGTTTTCTACATATCCATAATCAAGAGCGTAATCCTTACAGATATCTACAGTATCTTTGATCTTTACATAGTTAACTTTTTGCTCTCCAATTTCCTCTTTAGTTAAAGAAGTAAATGATTTAGCACAACCAGCTACACCTTGAGCATCTCTTACGATACTAGTTTGCTCTAAGTAAGTGTAAGTTTCCGTAATCATTGGAATACGAGAAAACAAAGAAGCTACTTTAGGCTGTTTCTTTACAATATCAGAAATGCCAGGAGCTAACTGATCTAATACACCTGTTTGAGTTAAATCATTATAAGTAGCATCAGCTTTTAATTCAAGTTCAACCTTACCACCATTTGTAACAAATGATTTGATTTCTGTTGATTTCTTTTCAAATTCTTCTGCAAATGCTGATTTTTGTTCAACCTTAGAAGATTTAACTTCTTTAAGTTTCTCTAATTCAGTACCATTTTTAACTAACTCATCTTTAACAGACTTCAATTCTGTTTGAGCTGTTTCTAATGCTTCTTTAGTAGCTTTTAATTCTACTTCATTTGATTCAATCTTTGCTGACTTCTCGTTAATTCCTTCGATAGCAGCGTTTAGTTTTTCTAAACCTTCCATTTTACTTATTTAATTTTTGAAATTATTTTATTCAACTCTATTAATTCATTTTCAGCTTTTTCTTCAACGGCTTGAGTGTCTTGTGACGGCTCAAGTGCTTTTAGTCTAGCTTCCAAATCTTCAATTCTTTTTATTAATTCTTCTGGTGTCATATTAACTGATTTAAGGTCTAATAGAGGTGTTTCAGAATTAGCTCCTAAAAAGTCTAATGTTGAATATTCCATTAGATTAACCTCTTTTAAAATATTTGCTTTTTGTTCTTGTGACTTCTCTTCTTTAACTGTAACATAACCGATACTATGCTCTAGTGTTTGATTGTTTTCAGCATAGAATTTATAATCTGAAAATGTTTCTTGACCTAATTGTTTTTCTAGGTTGATCTTTGAAACAACATCTAACCCTTTTTCTGTTACTGTCATCTCTATAGGAACCCCTATAGCCTGATTCCAACTATGATTTTTAAGGTGTTTAACCCTTGTCTTTCCACTAGCTTTAAAATCAGAAATAGATTTATTAAATGCTTTAGAATCCATTATGTCACCATAAGAATCAATGTTACCAAACGCACTAACACGAATCTTTACTATTCCTTTTTCATCTACATCTTCAATAGATGATTTAGTATTAAACAGTTTCATCATTATCTACTATTTCTGTTCCTACAATTAATTGAGCTTTATCTTCTTCTATTCCCATTGTATAAACCAAAGTTTGAATCTTTGACTCGTTAGAAATAGGAGCAGTTAAAACAGATGTTATACTATCAATCTTTAATTTATCTTTTTCAGCTTTAGTCTTTTGATCTTCTTGTAGAGCATCAACACTACTTAGATCTTGTACTATCCTTAATTCTTTATTCTCGAATGAGTTATAAGCTGGGATAATAGACCTATAACCACCAATAATCTTTTCATTGTTAGGTATTACAGCACCAGTGTAAAACTTCTTTTCATCAATCTTAACATTACTTTCAGTTGATGCTGTTTGATCGTTGAACATTGTAGCAGGTACAGACAACACATTGCAAAGAGTTCTAAGGTCTATTTGACCACCCTCTAGCATTTGCATTTGTTGAGCAGTCATACCTAAAGATTGAACACTTATATTTCCTGTTGATACTATGTTTTTCGCGAACTTATCAGCACCACCTAAAAGCTTATCTGTATTCTTTTGTAAATGCTCTCTTTGGTCTTCTGTCATTATCATATCTGTATTACTTGATATGATATTAGCACCACCTCCATTTTTCAACATTGAAGCTGTAGCCGTGTTACGGTTATTAGAGCTTGTTAGAGTAGAGTAAGCAGCCTGTAAAGGTGATAACCCCCTTTGACCTTTTATACCTATTCTAGAAGGGTTTAAATAAAGATTATGTACTATCTCTTCTGTTGAATAGTTAATTATGTTAGTGTCTTTTCTGTAGTACTCATAGCCTTTTACATCGTTATTCACATCGTATAAAAGGTTAACCATGTTAGACTCCAACAATTCTAATTCAGTAACCAGATCAAAAGAACTAATTAACTTCTTCCAAAATATATCCCCTGTATTAAGGAGATAAATCATAGTTTCAAACCTAAAATCTTTTTCTGTTGTGTTAGGATTAGGATTCTTTATAAGGTCGTTAAGAGAGCTTTCTTCGTCTAATTCCCAACCATCAGGAGTATTTTGTTCAACTACAAAAGGTATGTTTTTAGCTTCTTCACCAATCTTTTTAATAATAGCGTAAGCATCTGGATTAGATGTATATCCTTCATTTATTAAAATATCATCAGTTTGTAAACCACCAAAAGTAAACTGATTATTGATAGGCGTTCCTATAGTGTTAATAGAACCATAGCCAAATGATTTTTTTTCTGTATTGTTTTTAAATAGCTTTTGAAAGAAATTCATTATAATATTTTGCTATTCGGTAAAAATACAAAATATTATTTTATTATTTGGTAGTATGAAAAAATATGCTATGGTAAAAGGTGTGTAAGTGCATAGCGTACAGCATCAATCAAATGGTTATGATCGTCAACAGGAACGTCTTTTAAACTCCATGCATAATTATTAAGTTCTTTGATTAGATTAGGACTATCACCACAAACTACTAATTGATAAGATTGCATCTTTTTAATCCCCGCCAGAACTGAATTAGGTTTCTTTACAACAGGGTATATGTTTAAACCTCCCCTACGTATTTCGTTTATTAGCCTTAATTCGCTGTTATCTGCTATTATATTAGATTTACCACAGTTATTAATAAAAGCCTGTGTAAGTTCTTTAGTACCTAAATGTTTGGCGTATAGTATCTCTTGTAAATATATCTTATCTTTTGATACTGCAACTTTTACAATGGTCGAAGGGTCATTAGCAAATCCCCAATCAGCCCCAAATATAAAAGGTAATGATGTATCAAATTCTCCAACATCCCAATTAGAGAAGATAGCACCGTCAGCTCTTTCTTTCCAACCTCCTAAATACTCGTTTAAATAAAAGTTTTCAGCATCTTCTTTTTCTGATTCTGTTAAGTTCTTTTTAGTTATAGGGTCAAAACCTTTCTTAGCTCTTGTACGTGCCTGATAAGCCTCTAAAAGCCATTCTTTATCCAAGTAATCAGTACCTATTAAATATGTTGTATGTATGTGTTCTAATCTAGGATAAGAAGAAACTAAAACATTAAAACCATCTATTTTTTTATATCCTTTGTTATCCTCAAACCATTTTTTGTATAAAAAGTGTTCTTTAGTTGTTGGGTTCATAACAAGTATAACCCTGTTTTGTGTGTGCTTTGATCTTATAGATTTGTTAATCCTGTTAAATTCAGATTCATCATTAAAATCCTCCGCTTCTTCTACTACCCAATTTGTAACACTTGACAACGATTTAAGGTTACCAGTTTGAGAACTAGATGAAGTTTTGATACCTGTAAACCATATAAAAGATTTTGTTTTTTTGTTTATTACGTGTGATTCTGTTACGTCAAAATCATCTGTTAAACCTAATCTATCCATAGCCTTTTTAAACTCTGGTATAATAGACTTTTTCGCAGATGTCATAGTATAACGAGTAAACAAAATACCCTCATCTTTTTTATAAGTAAGCCTTAATATAAAATCGTGTAAAGAATGAGATTTTAAACTACCTCTACCTCCACTTATAAAAAAATACCTCTTTTTTGATGTATAAAGAGGTAAAAAATCATCTTCTATATTATAAGCGTTACTCATCAATATCAAAGTTATCCATAAAATCAATACCTTTTTCTTTGTTGCTTACCCAGTTGATTAATGGTATATCTGTTATAGAATCTCCGTTTGTTGTGTGGTCAACTGATTGTCTAGGCATACCCACAACATATTTAAACCATAACTCAACAGCCCACCTTTCACCATTTTCAATAGCTATGTTTAAAGCTGTAAATACTTTAGGGTTTAAGGGGTGAAGTTTCTCAATTACTTTTTGCTCTTCATCTTTTGGTTTTCTTCCTGCCCCTTCTCTTTTTCCTCCTGCTGGCATAATGAAATAATTTGAATATTCAAATGCAAGATACAAAAAATAAAAAACTCCTATCAACCTACTAATAAACCAAGATAAACTTAGTCATTCAGTCAATAAGAGTTTATAAATAAAGAAACTTTTATCATCATAAGACGAACAAGCATCTATCTAGCCTATTTCAATGTAAAAATGAACAATGTTCTAAAAAATCATATCTCAAAATTAACCTTTTATAACCTAATAACAAACAAAAAACCCTCTATTTTTAGTAGAGGGCTAAAGCGTATTAAGCTTTTCTATTAAGGCAATTAACCACTAACATACAAACACTTTGCCAAATATCAAAAGCGTTAAATATCAAATAGTTGTATAATTCTACAAACATATCTATTCCTTCGATTTACTTAACTCTTCTTTTAATACTTCTCTAATCAATTTCTTTAACACTTCCTGATCTTTTGGATTATTAGCTAAACCAGCATAAGCAAAAGGTGACCTCCCTAACCCGTCTAACTCACCATAGAATTTAGAAGTTCCTAAAACAAATTCCTTCATTTCAAAATCATTCTTTACACTTGGGTGTAATGGTTTTATTGTACCGATTTTAGGGTATTTTTGAGTGTATTTGTTATACTCTTCATTATCTACGTGAGAACCATAATAAATAGGCTTTTCAGATTCATACCCTATTACAATAAGAGTTATAACAATACCAAAGAACCCTACTATTGATAAATTATCTTTGTTCATTTTAGAAATATTTTATTAACCTCTCTATATTGTTTTATAGCATCTTTAGGGGTGTAGAAATACTCATAGCACTCTAAAAAGAAAGCTTTGTTATTATCAATAAAACAGGGTGTAATTTCTTCTAACAACGTTTTGAAGTATTGTTTTTCTGTACCTGTGTAGTTTCTTTTATTTTGTATCATAATCTTTTACCTGCTAAACCTGTTATTAATTCTTTAATATCTTCCATTGTTTTAAAATCTCTTTGTAATTCGATCACATCAATATCTTGATGTAATTCAACACAATTAACATCATACCAAACAACTAGAATACCATCAATGTATTTTTGATAAGAATCAATATTTCTAATTTGAAAACCAAAGCTAAATAATCTTTCTTTAGTAATAGGTGTTTTTTTAAATTCTTTCATCTTAATATTCTTTGAAGTTGTTTCTTTTTGAATCTCTATAAGTTTCTAAAAACTCATAATTAGCACCATTTAAACTTTTGAAAAGCTTTAATTTTAGTTTGTAAACTTCTGTTGTCCTACCTTTAGCATCATTTACTATCCAAGTACATTTTTTTACATTGAAGTAAACAAAATCAGCATAGTATTTAACCGCAGATATAACATCTGAATTTTTACGTATTATTGAATTAATTCTATCTCTCCCTTTGTTTTGTTTGGCTATTAGTTCAAATGGATATTGAATTTTCAACTCTTTTATTAATCCTTCTTTTTCTAGTTGTTTTAGATATTTATACCTGTCACATTCTAATTTAGAATCAAATAAGATACCATTGTATCTAGTTTTTCTAGCGTTTGAAAATTTACTTTTAAACATATTTGAATATTTGGTTATAATCTTCTATTTGTTCAGTCCATTTCATTAGCTCATATTGAACTTTTATAGGGTTGTTTATTAGATAAGATCCAAAATCAAATAAAATAAACTCGCTTTCTTCAAATATTGCTGTTTTTTTAAATAATTCCCATTCTTTCTTTACTTCTTTTTCAGTCAAATAATGACCGAAAGATAAACAGTCTTTTTCTGTTGCGTATTTCATCCGTATTTAGTTTTACTTTGTTGTACATCATCACCGTAATTAGTTGGATCTATTCCAGAAGGGTATAATAAAAGTCTGTCTTCATCAAATGAGTAAATTTGATTTATAACATTACCTGTACCCCTTTTATTAATCAATCGGATATAACCTTTGTCTTTTTCTATTTCACCATCATTAACAGCATCTTTAATAAGTGAAAACATGAAAGCAAAATCACAGTTATCTAATATCTTTTGTGAACCTCTTATAAATGGTCTAACATCTCTGGTATCAATATCAGCACCTTTAGATAAATGAGCAATTAAACCGACAAAGATGTTATATTCGTTAGCTATTTCTTTTAGATGTGCTGTATTTTCAGAATATAATTCAACCTCTGAACCTACACCACCCATCATAGATAAACCATCTACTATCAAAGTATTTATTTCTCCATGATCTTCTAAAGCTTTATCTATTAGTTCCCTATAATCATCTGGTTTCATTCGTGACTGTTGAGTAATTAAAAGACGATCACCATAATATTCATTTAATCCTTTTTCAAGTTCTTTTTTTATTTCTTCTTTGTTGTCTTTTGTTAGATTATTTCTCCAATAATCAACAGCTCTTTGAGATACTATACCTTGTGTTACCCTACCATATTGAAAGTCAATCATTCTATCTAATAGATTAGTTGCTGACATTTCCATAGTAGAATAAACACTTTTTCCTTTTTGTTCAAAAGCATTATGACAAGATAAATTAAGAGCAAATAAAGACTTTTTAGACCCTCCATAACCTGCAAAGATACCTAGTTTACCTCTTAGATTAGATCTTAAATCTTTGTCGAAATCTTCAAAACCTGTTGTCATAGGGTTTTTTTTGATTTCTAACTCGTTATTTATCCAATCATCAACTAACTGATAAGGAGCTTTTAAAGATAGCTTCTGATCTATTTTGTTTGCTTTGTTTTTTAACCCTTCTAACCCCATATTTTTTTAGTTCCTTTTTGAAAATAGATACCGTTGTAAGAATAGTTGTCTATTAAAATCAATTCTAAGCCCTTTTTTAGTTTACTGTTGGCACTTTCTTTATTAAATGGTACATTGATATAGTATGAAGATAAAAGAGCGTTTAAATTATCGTTTTCTAGTTCAATAGTTTTTGATGCTGCTAAATCCATTTGAGCCATTTTTAAGATTGCTTTTAATGCTGATTCTTCAAACTCAAAATAGTTTATAGCTGCTTTTATAGCGTTCTCGTCATTTACTGTTAATTCAATCCAGTTCATGAACTTTTGAGAACGTTGTTTAAGTTCTGTAATTATTTCGTTAGTACCCATTTTTTAACCAAGTATTTGTCATAAGATGCGTTAAACTCTTTTTCTTCTTTTTGCCTTTAGCAACATTTGGATCATCTAACCAATCATCTAAAGATTTAATCTTTTCTTTTAATCTATCTGCTCCATATTCTTCACAAATCTTTTTATAGCTATCTATGTTTATCTGTGATTGAATATTTAAAACGTGTTTAGTTTGTTCGATGAAATTACAGAATCTTTTGAACCCATCAACTAAAGGTTTCTCATATTCTGATTCTTCAAAGTTTAAAACTTTTTGTGTAGGTGTTAAACCGTCTTTAATATCTTTTCTTATATCTTCTTCTCTTCTCTTCTCTTCTCTTAATAGTTGAGATTCTGTTGAACAAGAATCTAACACGTGTTCAACACCTGTTAAATCTTTGTTGACTTCTTGTTCCTGTTCTGCTAATTTCTTCAACCTTCTAGCTTCTGCTGATGCTTTACCGCCTTTACTTTTTTGTTTAGACTGTTCTATTCTTTCATCTTTTTGTTCATCAAGAAAATTTATAATAACAAAGTCATTTTCAACCTTTATTATTTCAGATTCAATCAAATCATTAAAACATTTTTCTTGACAAAATCTAAACTTCTTTTTTGCTTTTGTTAAGGTTACATTTTCACACTCATTAGACCAATAATAAGAACATAGGTTAATAAATAAGCCTTGTGTTTCAAAATCTTCTAAAGTAACATCTCCGTCACTCCATTCTGAAACATTAAATTTAAAATATGGTAATTCTTTAGCCATTACTCCTCAATCTTGTTTATTTCTGTTCTTAATGTTTTAGCTAACTTAATAGATGTTGACTTGTCTAAGCTAATTAATTGACTGTGATAAGGAGATTCTTTATCATAATAAACCTCTATAGTAATTTCGTTGTCATTGTTTAAATAACATTCCGCTTTTGTCTCTTCGTCTGTTCCGTGAAAGACTAAACTTATATTAGCCATAATTTTAATAAAGGTTTTCAGAAAACCAGTAAAATTTAAAACAAAAAAACCTTGAACGATCATACAAGCTCCGACACTCATACAACCATTCAAGGCTTCTAAATAATTTATTTTGAGATACCTACTGTCGGAGATAGTATCTTTCTACACCACTAAGATAGTGAATTTTACACTATTTTCAAATTTTAGAATAAAAAAACGACTGATAAAATACCAGCCGTTTTAAAATAATCCCTATGCGATATAACAATTCAAATATAGTTGATTGTTTTTTATAATCAAAGGTTAATCTACAATTTTACTAAATCCCCATATTCAATTGATAATAAAACCTCTGAATGTTGTCTGTCTTCATCAGTTCTTTTATATTTAGGTGAAAAGTATTTAACTGGTTTAGGTGGATTGATAGACTTTAAATCATGGTAATAATTACCTGACTTTTCACCTTTGTAAACTTTGGATACTATATACCCATGTCCTATAGAATTTTTAAACTCTTTACCATAATAAGTAACCCTGCTATTTTTTTCGTGCTTCATAAATTAATTTTTTTATAAACATCAGTATTAATACAACACCAAAAAAGAAATATTTAAACTTTTTTTACTTTGTTATAGGAATTATTAAAAATCGGTTGTTACTTTGATTCATCAAAACGAAAAAAAACAGATATGAACACTAAAGCAGACAAAACAGAATTTTTAAACATCTTAAATAACTTTGATGCTTCAAACGTTAACTTTAATACTCAAAACGGATTAACTAATGTTAATTTTGCAAACAAAGACTTTACAATAAGTATAGTTTTTGAGGAAGAAACAGAAGTAATAACGACTATTGAATCTTATAATATTAACGATAACGATAAAGGTATTCTTTTTGATAGTGGAGACGATAATCAATTTGAAGAATTTGTTTATAAGTGGTTTAAAAATATTTTAGACCACTAACGCTTGTATAAGATACGTGCGACTAAGAAGACAAAACAAATTAAAAATAAATGTTAAATGAGCATGGATTTTATACCATGTTATAAATTGTAAAATATGAGTTGGCAAGAAGATTTAAATAAAAGATTATCAGTAGGAGCAACATACACTATTGATGGAACAAAGGTAAGACTATTAGAATCTCCTAGAGGTGTAAGTGGATATGGTGGTCATGGTGGTGCTATATTCGTTAGCTGCGAGGTAATCGAGGATGGAGGTAGATGGGAAAAAGGAACAACCCAAAGATTAAACGCTGAGTTTTTAAGATAGCTTATTATTTATAACGACCCGTCTATAATTAGTGGCGATGTAGTTATGATAAACGAACAATCTACCACTTAGCCGAGCTTTATAATTATGTTTTAAATTTCTATTAAACTTAAATATAACGCTTGGCGAACTAAATAAATAAAGTTAAACATAAAGAACTCACGCAACGCCATTATTTATAGACCTTGTTGTGTGTAGTTTTATTACATTTAAAGAATAATATTATGAAAATGTCAGAAGATAAAAAACTAGAATTTCAAGCTAACAGGTGGGCGAACAATAAAGAGCGATCACTACGAAATAAATGGTACGCAATAGGTAGAATAGACTTGTTAATTATTTCTATTTCAGGAGCAGGTATATACTCTTGTTTTGAAATAATAAAATTCATGTATTCTAATAAAATAGAAAGCGAGTTTCTAATGTTAAAAATTGCAGGAGCATTATTTGTATTCTCTATTCTACTAAATTTTATATCACAATTTGCGTCTGAATATTCTAACGATAAGAACGCTATTTACAATAACAAAAAATTCAATGATTTGACATCTGATGATAAACAAACAGAAGAAAAAACATATAATACCCTTGAATGTAAAATGGATTTATCAGACAATGTAGTGAAGTATTCAAATAGAATATCATCATTTACAATGCTTGTAGGTGTGGCTTTAGTTACTACCTTTTTATTTACAATAGTTAATTAGAAGACCTATCACTTCCACCAGACTTTTTTTCGAGTTTTCGAAGTCTTTCAGCTTCTAATCTCTTTTGTCTTTCAATTTCTTGAAGTTGTTTCTTGTATTCTTCTTCGTGTTGTTTTGACATTTTAAGTTTGGTTTAAGTATTACACACAACGCTACTGTATAAACTGTAAGCGATTGAAGAAATGAATTATTAACATACGAGCTGTATTAGCTTATGGTTTTATACAGCTTGTTACCCACTATTATTAGATATGGATAAGTTTAAAGAATTAGTAAAAAGATGCAAATCTAGTGTTGAAATAAGAGTAAACGACCACAAAGATTATTACCAAACAGTAGAAGAATACATTAAAGAAGATGGTTATTTCAATAATGACCATAAGGAAAAAATAGGTGAAACCATTTATAATGAAATGATAAAAAAAGACACTATTGTAATTGTAACTGCTTACCCCGACTCAGCATTAGGAAGTTATACAATATACCATTATGATATAGATACAGCAGTAGAAACTATACTTGATTGGTGCAATGGTGGGTAACGCTTAGTGTAAATTTTGAAGCGATGAGAGAAGAGATACTAAAAATATTAGATAATTACCATGTTGAATTACAAGAAGCTGAGGGAATAACTGAAGAGCTTTTGAATTTACATATTTTTAGCGAAAGTTATATTAAATGTTGGAACTGTAAACAGTTTGAGCAAACAGGAACTAACTACGCTGGTAATGAAGTCGGACACTGTAAATTAAACAACTGTAAGGTATCACACCCTAAATGGCAAAAGTGCGGAGAATATGAGCAATGCGGTAATTTTCGCTAACGCTTGTGTAAACGCTTTGCGACTTAACTAAATACAAATGTTCCTTAGCACCAAAAAAGACTATTTAAGCACGCCACAAGGCATAAGTACAATGTTCCTTAGCATTGCGTTTTACACCTTGTTGTAGTGAGTACAGAATATTAACAATAAAATTAAATAAAATGGACGTAGAAAATAATTTAAAAGCCATTTGTAAATGGTTAAAAGAAGTAAAAGGAATAACAGAAATTGATATGATGGATTTAATCAATTATATACCTGAATATGAAGAATGGCTTAAATCAGCACCAAAGTAGTATTCACTACAACGCTTGTGTAAATGCCGTGCAAGTGTTACAAATCAAATTAACGGCTACAAATTAAGCATGGTGTTTTACACCGTGTTATCAATTATTTATTAAATGGGACAAACTAAAAGAATACACGCAAAAGACTACGCTAAAAACCTATACGGTGAACATAAGCAGTATGTGCATATAGCAACAGAAGCTTTTAGGGCTGGTGAAGATAATGCTGTTTTTGTAATGAGAAAAGAAAGCGAACTTTATAAGGAACTGGAAGAGTTAAGGCAATACAAAAAAGAAAATGAAGAAATGATAAATGACCCAAACAGATTAGCGGACATGATAGCAGGACTCTAATTATTGATAACGCTTTGGGTATGGAGTCGGTTTTTTACTGATTTGAAACACTAAAACTAAAGATTATGAGTAAAAGTATAAATAGATTCTTAATTGAAAAAGGAATTAAAAGCAACGCACAAAAGATAACTATATTACAAATGGTGCAATGGGTAGATGAATGGCAAGAAGAAGTAAAAAACTGCTCTATACCTGTTGTTAGCAACTGCGAATGTAAAAACTTACCTAAAGGTGAGGTAGCAATAAGTAGCAAGGCAATAACCAATCCTAATTGGGAAGAATAGTTGTTGCTAACGCTTGGCTATGATTATGTAGCCTTGAAACACAGAACTTTGAATTAAATATAAACTTTAATAAGGGTATTAATTATAGCCCTTGTTAGCAACTTTTAAAATTATGAAATTTATAGAGAAAAGTAATGTTAGCTTAAAGCAAAAATTTGGTAATGCAATAACAGGATTTGCAAAAATAGCAGATGGTTTAATTAGTGTTGTAACATTAGGTAATTATAGAAGTAATTTTTGCTTAATGTTTATAATTTATAGAAAGACAAATAATTTCTTGTTAGATGAATAATTTTTATTGTTGCTAACATATCGCTAAACGCCATTCAAAAATTGCACCTAGTTTAAAAGCTAAAAACAAACATTATGGAAGGAATAGAATTAAACATAGAAAATAATGAAGTGCAAAAATTGCAGTATTACGATGTGTTAGATTATGTTTTAACATGTGATAAAGAAAAGCAGTTAATGATCCTAAAGGTACTTTGTAATGATTTAAAATTAACCAATATAACAAAAGCTAAGAATATACTAGGGATAAGTTATAATGGGGTAAAAGATCATAGAGAAACTATAGAAATAAGTAATAAAAAGTTTGCAGTATTAAAAAAAGGGTGTTAATATAGCATTCCAAAAAAAAAAGATATGAGCATTTATAAAAAACTGTTAGAGGTTCAAAAAGAAGTAGGAGCTATTTCAAAGGACTCTAAAAACCCTTTCTTTAAGTCAAAGTATTTTGATATTAATCAATTAATAGAACACGTACAACCAGTATTAAATAAGAATGGTTTGGTATTAACTCAACCTATTATTAAGGGTTATGTATTTAGTTGTTTAAATGATATTGACAGTACAGATTGTATCGAATCTTGTTTAGAATTACCTCAACAATCAGACCCTCAAAAACTAGGTTCGTGTATTACCTATTACAGACGTTATACATTAGCTTCTTTATTAGGTTTACAGGCTGAGGACGATGATGGAAACAAAGCAAGTAAACCAAGCAAACCTAAACCAGTTGAAAAAGTTAAGATAACAAAAGAAGCTTATCAAAAAGCTGTTCAGATGTTAGGAGAAAAGAAAGTTACTTTAGATCAAATAAAATCTAAATACATACTTTCAAAAGAACAAGAAGAAACATTAAGTAAAATTTGAATTATAATTAAACAATTAGTATGAGTTACACATTAACAGGTAAAATAACTGAAATAAGTGAAAAACAAACTTTAAATAATGGAGGTGCTAAACTTTCTTTTAGAGTTGATACAGGAGATCAATATAACGACCCTTACGAGTTTGAGTTATACAAAGGTGAGCAGTATTTAGAACATTTAGACAATTTTATAAAATTTAATAAAGTTGGTGATAATGTAACTGTTGAATTTAATCTAAAGTCTAAATTATGGGTTAATCCAGAAACTAAAATTAGAAAAACATTTACTTCTCTATCTTGTTGGAAGGTTGAAAAGTTAGGAGATTCACAGCCAACACCAGAACCAGAAAATAGTTCAGAGGTTCATGATAATTTGCTTTTCTAAAATGACTACACCAACAAAACTATATCTAGTTTATTTAACCCTCGCTTTATTAGTGGGGGTTTTATATCACACTAAAGAAATATTTGATTATGAGAACCTACACCATAATAAACTGGAGTACAAAAGAGGAAATAAAAATACAAGCGATAAACTGCATAGTAGAGAATTACCAATTTGTATTCTTAAAAAGTGAAGAAGGTCAAATAATGGAAGCTTGTTATAGTACAAGATACTGGGACATAAGACAAGTTGATTATGGAAGCTAGAGAGTATTTTAAAATACTACAAAAGCAATCTTTACAACACAGAGAAATAAAAGGAAGAAAACAAAAAGCTGATTTTATTAAATCAATAGGTTTTCATTGGTACGAATACAAAAACATTAAAAAAACACCAATAAAAAAAGGTAAGCAATATAGATATGAACGTTTACACACAACACCCCGATAGAGAAATAGCTTTAACTTATCCAGTTAAAAAAGAAAGAATCATAACTTATGATAATCTATCTTTTACAATCATTTTCACAGCTTATGTTGAGGCTATGTTTGATGATTTACAAACTGTTTTAAACTCTAAAATAGATGGATCTGTTAAGAAAAAGTTAAGATTGTTAATTGATAGATTTGATAATAGTAATCAAAATTGGCTGTCATCAGATTCAACAGCACAACTACATTTTAACCTTTGCGGTCAAATAGAAAAACACAGAGAAAAAGCAAAAAGAAACATCATAGGTAAATCAGAAGATTTAAAACATCTGGTTATGTTTTTAAGCTATGAAATACTCGTTTTAAAGGAACGAATTAAACAATTAGATGTATCTGCTGTATCAGCTTATAAAAACACTTTAAACGGCTTAATAAATTCCTTTAATAATTATTTGCATAAGTGTAATTATGAGGATAAATTGAACATTCATAAGAAACATGGAAATATTCAAAAGATATTTTTAGGTTGTGAGAGTGATTTTGCAGAAGAATATAGAAAGTTAAAAGATGGAAATGAATAGTTTTTACTGGTCATGTACTGTAATAGCTTCTGTATGGCTAATAGGTTTATTTGTGTTAATGTTAATTAAAGAAAGAAATGAAAATAGAAGAAAATAAACACCATGAACAATGGGAAGGAGTTCAAAGCAAAGATATTATAAAATCTTTCCTAACAGAAGAAGAGTATAAAGGATTCTTAAAAGGAAATCTTTTAAAATACCAGTTAAGACTTGGTAAAAAAGATGATATAAAAAAAGAAATGTCAAAAATAGAAGATTATAGAAACGAATTAAATTTAAACAATGATTAAACTAAAAGATTTCACGAACGGTAAAAAACCTAAATACTTTTTGATTAACGAAAAAGTAAAAAAACAATCTTTTGTGTATTCCAGAAAACAAGATATGTTAGATGATATTGATTGTTTCGGATTAACAGAATACAAAAACGGTAAAATAGAAGATCTAAAACAAGATTATACTATTGTTACTTGGGAAATTAAAGAAGGAGCTAAAAGAGTTAGAAAAGATGGCTAGAACAAA